ACGCAGACCAAGCCACGATTCTCCAAACCTGTTCCCCTCAAAAGGAGGCTGCATGAGACGTTACCCCGTCGGCAGCGACAACCTTGGCTGGAGCCGCCATTACGCAAAGCTCTACAACCAGACTCTGCGTGAATCAGCGGCGCACTTAGCCATCTGGTACCTGTTGCTGCATCACATGCACAACGATTAAAACCCAAGGCCCTTCGGGGCCTTTTTCTTTGAAAGATTTCTATGCGTTTAACCAACTTCATCCGACAAGCTTTTGTTCGTGCCGTCATGGCCGATGTGCCAAAGACCGATTACCAAGAACAAGCCCACGCATACGCGCGCAAGATTGTTCAGACTGAGTTTGAAAAAGCTTTCCCTGACATTCCATACGCTGACGTTGCAAAGATTGGGTGGTTTGATTCAGGAAGCATCAGCTTGCCCTATGGCATAACCAACATCCACGTCAATGCCATGAAGGGTGGCTACAGCATGCTAGAAAACATGCCTAAAGTTTGGGACAAACTCAAAGAGTTTGTTGTACTTAAAAAAGCCGAAGACGCTCGCATCAACACCTTGCAGACTCGTCTTGAAGGCGTTGCAAACTCGTGCAGTACGCGCAAGCAATTGGCTGAAGCGCTGCCTGAGTTTGAAAAATACTTGCCTGCAGAAGAAGGCCCAGCCATGCGCAGCTTGCCTGTTGTGACCAACGTGATCTCTGACTTTGTCAAAGCAGGTTGGCCAAAGCAGAACGCCGGCAAGATTGCCGCAGCGAAAGCAGCGCCATGACTTCGGTAGTCGATCGTGTTGACCACCTGGTCACGCAATACGTGTGGGCACTTGAAAACGACTCTGATGCGCAACCCAGACTCAAAGAAAAAATCCAGCTTGGATATTTTCGTGATTTTGCATCTGACGTTCGCACAGTAATCTTGCCCATTCGCAAACTTCTTGGCGACCCCAACAAGCCAGAAGATTTGACTGAGTGGGAGCTTGCCTACATCTACATGGAAACGTGGATTCGTCTTGGTGGTCATGGACAAAACCTTGCCACATCGACAGGCACGCTCCTGTGGAACAAATGTGTAGAAGCCCTAAAACGAATGGGCTTGCACTGCAGCGATCGAGGCATTCACACCAAGATCGTTCCAACAACAAACCCCTGTGCTGAAGTTTTCATCAGCCAACCTCAACCTTGTGTACTGGCCGAGCCAGAGAAAGAAATCCCTGTGTCTAAAAAAATCATCATCGCCAACGTCACCTTCATCAACAACGTGGACGTCACCACGATGAACGATGCGCAACTCATTGATGCCATCCGAACCATCGAGAACGAAATCAACGATCTCAAGGCAATCAAAGCCAAGAGCGTCAAGATTGCGGCAAAAATCTTAGATGCCCAACTGACCTTGAACAAGGTCGTTGAGATCCTTGACGGCCGTTCATAAAAAAAAAAAAGCCCTCCGTAGAGGGCTTTTTTATTGGTGAGACACCTCACCACTTTGACATCTTCATGATGCCATCAGGACTAGGGCCTGTGGTCATCGTGGGGTTGTCCAAGTACTTCAACTTGTAAACCGTGCTGGCACACAGGGCTTGGATCTCGTCATGGATGTTCTCCAACGGCGTTTCGCCTTGGCAGCATTCCTTGCGGTATTCCTTGAGCCAAGTGCGCAGGCCGTCAATCCATTCTGCTGGCTTGCCCGATGGCATGGCCATTTCAGGGTACGGACCGATCAGGCCAAAAATGCCCTGGTAGGTCTCAGCAAAGTCATCAGCTAGGCCAACGATTCCGTCATAGAAGTCGTTGAGCGCCTTGTGCTGGGCATAAGAGGTGGTTTGGAGATGAGCCATGTGAGCCGCTGTGCGGGCATGGAACAACTTGCAGATCAATTCAGCAGCGGCCATAGGAAATCCCTTTCAATATTTCCCCAATTTTAGAGCAAGAAACCATGAATTACCAATGTTCTGAGGCTCAATTCCTCAAAGACATCGCCACCCATCAGATGACGGTCATTGCCGACAGCGGGTTTAGCCGCCATCTGCGGTTTCGCCGGCCCGACACCAGTTCCTACTGGTTTGACATCATCACCTGGCCCGGCAAGCTTTGTATCACCGGCGACATGGGCACCTACGTGTTCAGCCGCATTGAAGACATGTTCGAATTCTTTCGCATCGACAAAAACGACTGGAATTTCAACCGAGAAGGTGGCTTGAGCATCAACCCAAGCTACTGGGAAGAAAAGCTTGATGCTATGCCTAAGCGCGGCTGCCGCGAATTTGATGAACAGCGTTTCAACGAGGTCATCAAGGAAGAGTTCGACGCTTGGTGTGCAGACAATCCAACAAAGAAAGAATTCTTTGAAGACCTCTGGGACCAGCTTGAACTTGACGTGCTGGGTGCTACTGCAGACGGGCACCATTCAGCAGTGACAGCTGCCATGGAGTTTACGCATGAAGACACAAACTTCCAGTTTGTGGATTTTTGGGAGCACCGTCTCGAGTGCCACACCTTCCACTACATCTGGTGCTGCTACGCAATCGCATGGGCTGTCAAAACCTACGACGCAGCTTCTGATAAACACATCATGGAGCTCGCAGAGCTAAATGGCCACTGACACCTTCCTCACGGAAGATGAAGTCCGTGCACTCACTGAGCGCAAGGTTCGTCCTGCCCAGTGCCGTGCACTCAAATCCATGGGTATCGAGCACCGTGTGCGCCCTGATGGCTCCATTGCCATTCTCAGGGCCCACATCTTCAAAGTCTTTGACGGTGACTCGAGCACCCGTTCCCAACCCAAAGCTGTTCAACCCAACTGGGATGCCATCTGATGGCGCGCAAACGCAGCAAAGAAAACCAAGGACTGCCAGCTCGCTGGAAGTTCGAACACGGATCGTATTTTTACCGGGTACCACCTGGGCTTGAGTCCCAGTGGGACGGCAAGAAGACGTTCAATCTCGGCACCAACCTGGCTGAGGCATACCGCATTTGGGCTGCTCGAGTAGAAAAGCCCCGTGAAGCCAGGACCATTGGCCAGCTACTTGACCGGTACACCTTGGAGGTCATTCCTACCAAGGCCATTGCCAGTCAAGCCAGCAATCGCAACCAGCTAAAGATGCTTCGCCGTGTCTTTGGCAACAGTCCGCTTGAACCGTTTGCACCGCAACTGGTTTACCAGTACGTGGACAAGCGCAGTATCAAAAAGACCGATCCAGGAACTGGCAAAGTCACGGGCGGCGTCATTGCCGCTCACCGTGAGATCGAGCTCCTCAGCCATGCCTATACCAAGGCTGTGCAGTGGGGCTACATCAATCGTCACCCGTTCAAACACGAAGTAAGACTCCAGGGAGAAACTCCCAGAGATCGCTACGTGGAAGATTGGGAGATCGTTGAAGCGCTCTCACTGGACTGCAAGCGCAAGCGTGGCAGCGTCTTGATGATCCAAGCGTACCTGCGCATCAAACTCCTGACGGGTATGCCCCAAGGAGATCTGCTCAGGCTACGTGAAGAGCACATTCAAGATGATGGCATCCACAACCAGCGGCACAAGACAGCCAACAGCACAGGCAAAAAGACCATTTACCAGTGGTCACCAACTCTAAAACTTGCTGTTGAACTTGCGCGCACGTCGCGCGCTCACCCCAGATCCGAGTTTCTGTTTTGCAATCGCCGTGGCGAGGGCTACATCAACGAGGTCACGGGAAAAGCTTCTGGCTGGAAATCCATGTGGCAACGCTTCATGGCTCGAGTCTTGAAAGAAACCAAGGTCACTGAGCATTTCACCGAACACGATCTTCGTGCCAAGGTGGGAAGCGACGCTGAATCCCTGGTGCATGCCCAAGCTCTGTTGGCTCACGCTGACAGCAAAACAACCAAACGAGTCTACCGACGTAAAGCGGAGGTGGTCAAACCCATGAAATAAACGCCATGTCTTACGAAACCGATCAACTCAAACAGGCTTTAGCCAATGTACTGACTCAATCTGAGAATGAAAAGACCAGCATGCAATACAGAGTTAGCGCTTGCGAAACTCGAATGCATTCTCTTGAATTGCGGGTAGCTGAGCTTGAGGCCTATTTGAAAAAAGCCAAGCCGTACATCGACACGTTTGTGTTGATCGACACGTCTCAAGAGACGGAGGTCAAACCATGACCTCTCGAATGACTCTTGTTCAAGCCGCCGAATCCACGCTTCGTGAACTGATGCTCGTCCTGCCGCTGGCTCAGGCCAACGGTAGGCTCGAGGACTGGGCCAAGCTCTACACTGGTGGCTACATGCTCAAGCTAAGGGCCATGCGATGACCGACTACCAACTGCTTGAAGAGATCACCAACTCAGGTGACTACATCGAAGTCAAGCAACTTGCTGACGGCACCATCGTGGGCCTTGGCAACTTGCTCTTCACCCGAGCCATCTACGTCGACATGGACCTCTACGGCTGGGGCAAGCGCTTCTGCTTCGAGGATCGCCAGCTGGCCACTGAGCAGTTTCGTCAACTGGCTTCCGGTGACAGCGAGCCTGTCGGTTGGGTGGCCAGACGGTAGCCAAAAGCTGCGTCATAGCCAGTTTTGCCCCCTAGAAAAATCAATGACTTAGCGCAGTTTGAACTTCTCGCCTATGACGCGAAGACAATGTTCCAAGCCATTGATTCCAAACAAAGCGCACCCCGTCAAAGTGACTGACTACGAACCAAGGGGTCGTGGGTTCGAATCCTGCCGGGCGCGCCAAAACAGTAGACAATTCAAGGGCTTAGGTCTCACGATCTAGGCCCTTTTTCTTTGCCTTGCGTCATAGAAGCGCAAGTGCGTCATTGAAAGCTTCCCATGTCCAACCATGACCTCAAATTCTGGGTGTTCGTCTTCGCCCTGCTCTTCCTCTTCCAAGGCGAACCCGACGTCTGGGACTGCCTGCGCGCCCAAGCCGGCCTGACCGTCGAAGGGTGCCACCCATGATCTCCACCTGGATTCTCGTGGTCTACCTCGCCCACCCCAACAGCAGCAGCAGTGGCGGACCACTCGCTGTCGAAAACATCATCAACCAAGAAGAATGTCTGCGTGTGCAGGAAGTCTTTGAGCGCCGTCTCAGAGCTCCTCGCGCGCTGTGCATCGAAGTCAGAAAGTCCAAGCCATGAAACCCTTCCAACTCAACCCCTCTCCCGTCATGCGTCCTGGCTCTCAGGACGCCTTCACCAAGCCTTCCATGGTCAACGGCGTGCCTGTGCCCTACAAGCCGCCATCAAATGGCTGCGTGGGCATCCTGAAGGACCGCACGTCGCACTCTGGTCAATACGAGACCAACAAGGGCTTGCGATGATCCAACCACTGACACCAGAAGAGGCTCAGTGCATCAAACGCGGTGAGCAGCTCTACGTTGAGAAGCTCAGCGTGCATGGTGTCTACAAGGACGGCACCCCGTTCGTGCGCGAGTACGACATGGGTGTGCACATGCACCAAGCCGACCGAATCATGCTGAACTACGTGCTCAGCTATCCAGACCCTCTAGCCGAGGCCTTGAATGGACCCCTTCAATGAGAATCATCAAAGAAAAAACAAACCGACAAGGGCAGCAAGAAGTCACCGTGGTGCTCGAGCCCGGTGACAAGCTCATGTGCTTTCGTGACGACCGGTACTTCCGCCTCGGCGGTCAAGTCGATGAAGTGATGGCAGGCCATGTCATCACCGAGTCTGAGCACGTTTCCTGGTGCTCCATCGAACAAAGGTGGATGTCATGAAGCCGATGACCCTGCGGCTCTTGCCCGTGGGCTTTGACTTTTACCTGCTGCGCACCGGCCAGCGCTTCACCCTGATCTCTGCAGGCCCCTCTGCGCTCGGTGGCATCAAGTACGTCGTGCACAAGGAAGGAGCCAAGGGAAACTCAGTGCTGCATCACAGCTGCCAGATCAAACCCGTGGTTCGACACAAGCACGGCCTCGTATCGGGCCAGCAAGGGCCTCAAATTGCCCGGCAAGGGCATCGGTACCTCTGGAACGAAATGCACGTCATAGCGCTCGAAACAGGGGCTCGTGTCAAGGTCTTGGCCTTCACACCCAGTGAGCCATGGTCCGAGTACACGACCTTCGTGAACGCGGCTGACTTGATGGCTCTACCCATGGCCTACTTCGGTGGCCAGGTTCCCCAATGAAAAGGGCCCCGTAGGGCCCTTCTTCAAGCGTGGCAGCTGAGGTTGCCACAGACTTCCAACGCTAGGTTGGTGTGATGCACCCGGTCATCGAAGCCAATCAGGCCACCGTTGACTGCCTTGGTCAGCCCTACCCAGTCCTTGCGCTCGGCAAGTTCATTGCACTTGTGCGTGGACCAGTACCAGCCAGCCGTCTTCAGGCCCCACTCAGGTGTGCGGACGAGATCCGGGTTGCGGACAAAGTCCACGCCCAAGGCCTTGCCGGCATGGAAGAAATTCGCCGCACCGGTGAGTTGGATGTTCCCGGATCCACGGTACAGCCAGCCATCGCCTGACTTCTCATCGCGGTTGCCCATGCGGCCACCGTAGATGCGAGAGGCAATGCGCTCGGGGTGACCCTGGTAGCCCATGGCTTCTTCCAACGATGAAAACCCCCAGGCACGCTTTGGTGTCTTGGGAAACATCTTGAAGAGCGTAGCGCCTCGGTAGCGCAAGTCTTCCTCCAGCTTCGTGAAGTTGCCGCTTTCATGTCCGCACTGGGCAATGAAGGCTGCTTGCTGCACCGGCGTATTGATGTGAAAGATCTGGAAGGTCTCGTTCATCGCAGCGGCTAACGCTGGGTTGATCTTGAGCTTTTGTAATTGTTCAGCGGTCACCATTTACTTGGCTCCTGACTTGGTTGTAGGCGTCGACACAGGCGTTGAGTTGGACGATGGCTCGGTCTCCGTCGGCTGCGATTTGAGCAATAAGTCGGAGAGTCTCTGTGTCAGATTCGCTTCCTGCTTGTTGATTCCCGCCGGCAGCGGGGGCACTTGGACTGCCTTGTACGCAACGGGCGGAGGGGATGCGCACCCTGCCAGCACCGATAGCGCGATCAAGAGCAGTTTGCTTTTGAGTGATTGCATCATTGGCGTCTTTCAATTGGATTGAGGTTTGGTTCAAAGTCTCGTTGAGCTTTTGCTCACGCTCACGAGCCTCGTCGTTCTTGATCGCTATCTCGGACTGCATCTCCAGGTCGCGTTGCACAAAGCCGGCATGGTGGCCGTAGAAATATGCAATTAAAACGGCAGACATAGTCCCGACGATGATCCAGGGGTTCCTGAGGAGCGCCAGCATCATTGGCCTCGCTGTTCTGCTCGAGCGTGTGCCAGGTCATGGAGATCTTCTTCAGGCTCGCGGTGATCAGCAGGTGTCGTGGGCGGAGGAGGGGGCGTCCAGTTCTCATCGAGCATCGGGTTCGTCCAATTCATCCAATTCCAATCAGGCATCACGTTCTGCGCGCCTGCCGCCGGCTGCTGCGCTGCCGTCGTGGTCGCTTGAACGACTCCAGGCACCGCTGCTGCAGCGCTTGCCATGGGCGGTACTAGAACCGGTGCTACTTTGTTGGCAATCATTTCTGATGCCTTCTTGGCCACACGCATGCCGATGAGGGTAGTGATAGAACCCGTCATCAGTAGGACAATGTCGTTCAACATCTTCGTGTAGGCCATGTCGATCGGTGCCATCGTCTTCAGCGGTTGCTGAACGAAGGTCACGGAATAAAGCATGGTGAAAACCAAGCCACCGAATACAAGCATGACAACGCAGACCACGAAGGCCCACACCATCACCTCGCAAAAGGCAATCAACTCTTCAGTTGACTGGAACAGGGCTCGATGCTGGGGTTGTTGGTGATTCAATTTTCTTCTCCAGGACAGGTGCAACCAAGTACTCAGGGCAGTCCTGGGTAAATAGGCAATCGGGTTTTTGACAGCGCTTCGCGCTAAAGTTTTTCGGATCTTGGCAAAAATACCGGTAACGGTCTTCACAGGCCGTCAGCAGTAGCAGTGCCAGACTTAGGTACAGCAGCTTTTTCATTTCTCTCCTTAAAGGTTTCTTCCAGTCTCTCCAGTTTCTTGATCTTCTGATCAATGCGACGCTCGGCTTTTCCAAGCCGCTTCTCATTATCGACGGCGATCAACACGCCTATCGGTAAAACAAAGAACAGCACAAACGACAGCACCAAGACACCGACTACAAACCATCGTGTGTCTTCACGAGCCATCCGAGTGACAGTAGAAAGGCCCACATCCACAGAATCGCCACCACTACGGCCGTCCCCACTGCTGCCCGGTCTATACGATGATTGCGAAGGAGTTCTCGTTGCCACTTTGCATCCCTGTCTTTCTTGCGTTTGACCTGACGAGCAAACTCTTGCTCTTCAATGATCAAGTTGTACATCTCTAAGAAACGGCTGTAGATGTCGCGCAATTCTGCGGGTGCATACACCATTGCTTCACGTATCTGAACTGTCATACTTTCAAGCTGCAGTTCAATCTCTACCCGGTCAAGGGCACTGTCTTCGATTGTCGTCGTAGTCTTGGAGATCTCTTCAAGCTCCAGACAATAGGACCGCAGGTTCCGACGAATTTCAAAAAAGGTTTTCAGCTGCTCGCAGACCTGATGGATCGCGCGCGTCTGGTATTCCTCGTAGCTGAGCTCAGGCTCTTTGGTTTTGATCTTCTTGGCTTGAACTGCGGCTACTTGTGGTGCAGGCGTTGATGCCAAAGGAGTTTGAATCTCGACTTTGGGCTTTTGTGCACCACTAAATAAACCAAGAAGCCACAACCATAGGCCAGTGACTTCTTTGTAGATCGCCTTGGCATCACCGATGCCTTGTTCGACAGTCTTTTTTAGCTTCCCAATCTCAGCCTTGCCCTCGCTGAGCATCTGACAGCCTTTGCGCACAGCAGCCACTGCTGCTTGTGCTGCCATGAGAAGGCTGATGGGATCCACATCACATCAATCAGTGAGGGCCGATACCCAGCTTGGCTTGAAAACCTAGCCACACTAAACCAAGTGAAATGACCAAAGCACCTAAGATGCCCTTCTTGATGATCTCTTTCTTGAGGTCATGCCAGAAGGCTTCTTGCGCTTCAGCAGCTTTAATCAAGCTCTCGTGGTATTTGCGATGGCCGTCGTAATCGACTTCACCATCTTCGCCTTTCGGAAAAGCACTACGCATGTGCTTGATTTCCAGCAGGATCAAATCGAGCTTGTGCTCGATCGTCAGTTCATCAGGGGTTTCTCGTTGTGAGCCTTGGTCATCAGTAAACATTTACTGCTTTCAGGGTTTGACTGGAAAATAGCTTTGATCAAACACAAACTCGGATTCCCAATTAATCACGGCGCCCGTAATGTCACGAAGCACCTGACGATAAGTAGCCCACGCAGCTTTGATTTCTGCGCTTAGCGGAGAATCGTTGAACTGTGTCCAGTCAGATGATGCCAAGAGCTTGTCACGCTCTTGACGAATTGTTTGCATAACAACCAATTGAACATTTTGTACGGCTTCTTCGTAAGTCTCGGTTGTTTCGTAGTGCTCACGTTGCACTGGTACGTATGAGATGTACATCTTGCGTCCTTATGCCGTTGGGTTGGTGTTTGTAATTGCACTAGTCGGGCTTCCGAGGCCCCAAATATCATGACTGTGACGGAGACGAACCCAAAAAGTGTTTCGCCCACCAGCGTTGTAAAGTGCAATTCGATGCGACATGTTTGAGCCACTGTTATGGTTAATAGCCTTTGCTGTACAAACAAGGCCGGACGAAGAATCTTCAAGCGTAGTAACTGTTAGGGTGCCGTTAATCATACGAACGTGCCAGCGCCCATACGCAGAAACCTGTCCGTAGTTCCAGCCACCGGCCAGTGCTTCAACAATAACGCTTCCAACAAAATACATTCCGGTTGGCCATTGAATGTACCAATATCTAGTATCTACACCGCCAGTGCCGATGTTTGCTGCCACCTCATAATCATGGCCGTATACCACCGTGAAAGTGTCAATTACACCCTGCTCTGTTGCCGCGTCGTAGCCACCACCATTGAAAGCCATGGTCTTGTATTGCAGACGGTTTGCTCCAGCCAATTGAAGCGCATTACCTTGCATGTTCAACGGGCCGTTAATCGAGTCACCAGCTTTGTTAAGTGGAGTAGCAGCAAGTGCTGAAAACGGTACCTTGCCATCAGAGCCAACCAGGCCCCCAAGCTTTGCTAAATATCGTGAGAGGCCCATGGCTTACTCCTGTTGAGCAGCTGCCATGGCTTCGCGTTCAGCGGCCATACGTGCTTGTTCTGCTTGATAGGCAGCAATGACTTCAGGTGTGTGAACAGCTGCACAGATAACCAATACCTTGGCATCCATGTCCTGTGTGGCTTCACCTGGAGCTACTACGAAACGATGGAAGTTCTGGGCGATGATTTCTCCATCGCGAAGTACACGAGTTGCTTCTCGCACTTGAACGTTGCCGTTCTCAAGCACTTCAATTTTGTCAGTAACTTTGATTTCTGAGAGAGACATGGTTGTTCCTTAGTTCGTAAAATAAGTGGCGGTCATCAAAATGCGCACACCATTACCCCATAGTGCGACGTTGTCGTTTGGAGAACTTGTCGTAGAAGCTGTTGCTGTTTCAAAGTACATGCCGCTTGTTCCGACAATAATAATTGACATGATGTTTACAGCATTGACGTTCATCCAATAACAGGCTGCAGCGCCGTAGTAGTTAGCCCCAGCAACAGCGTAAGGAAGACCTGAAAGCGTGCGAGTGTTACCCGTGCCTATTGAAGCGACTTGCAAATCAAAACGAATGGTTACTTGCCGCCCAATCTTGGTATAGACGCCTTCCTGAATGCTGTATGTAGCATTGCCACCAAGCGTTGGAGTCCACGTACCTTCTTCATAGTCGTTGAGCAATTCGCTGCCCATTGACCCGCTGCCATTGCCGGTAGCAGAAAAATCAATGCCTTTACCTGCTGCCATCACCAAGTTGCCCACTGGTGACAAGTTGCCTGAACCATCCAATGAAGCTGTGAGGTTCACTGTGGCTGCATTACCTGCAGTGCCTGAAGCAGCACCGTAGAAATAAAAGCCATCATTGAAACCAAGCAGCATAGAACCTGCACCATTGCTCATGTAGCGAGCATTGGTACCGTCCGAGTACAGGTTGTTGAACAAGCGGTAGAAGCCCACCTGATCGCTAGAAAGCGATACCGATGGACCAACTTGCACCACCTTGTGTGCAGAGCCCCAAGCCTTCAGCGTGGTACCTACAGCGATGTTGCCGTTGGAGTCTTTAGCTTGATACCGAGCATCCGCTTCAGATTTCAAGTAGCCATCGCTTAAACCACGAGGCAACCAGGTCTTGATCTTGACCGTGTCACCGACTGCAGCAGCAGTGCCTAGAGTGACCGTCACACCATCAGTAGCTGTGAAATCAGTAGTGTCGACTTCAACACCGTTCACCAGCACATCGAGGTAGCCCTTGATGTAACCAGAGACTGGTGTGAATGCAGATTTAGGAGACCCAGTGACGACTTCTTCCAGCACTACGCGCTGGGAAGAGACACCTGGGGTATTACCGATGTAGCTCATGGATTACTCCTGAGCAGCTTGCTCGGCTGCGATACGGGCTGCTTGTTCAGCTTCAAAACGTGCTTGGCGATCAGCTGCAGACTCAATGTCAGCAGCCATCACAATGTCATCTTTGGTGCCAGTGATGGGCTCACCAGCGGTAAGTTTGCGTTGCACTTCTGCTGCAACGATTTCTTCGATGGCAATGCGGCAGCGCTCTGAAACAACATTGCTTATCCAATCTTGTGGATCAATTGTTGCGTAAGCAAAGGCTTTTTGTTGAGCATCGCTCAGTTCGACGGTATAGACGTGTGACATGTGATTCCTTATCCAATTAACATTCCAGTGAATACCGAGTGGCTTGCTTCGTGATAAACCACGGCACCGTCATAAATGCTGTAAAGCCATGCGGTATCTCCCGCGGACAGATAGACAATCCCTGACCCAGTAAAGTGCTGCATAAGGGCGGTTTGACCATTGCCCAAAGGGCTTCCACCTTGACTTGTTGTCAATCCAATCCTTGCGCCAGCTGCACCAGTGTTGTTGTACAGCTCCCAACTAAAGAAATAGCAGCCGCTTACCGGCGCAGTGAACTTTCCAGTTGAATGATTAAAATGTGACCCCGTGTTTATGCGAGATGCGTTAAAAGAAGCAGAAACAACCGTACTAGCGTTGTGAACTACATCTCCAGTAATGGATCTATATACCGAGAACGCCGGTTGATAGGGCATCCTGACGCGGCCTGCGCCGTCAACGGCTAAGCCTTCGTAAAACTGATAGGCTGTCCCGTTGAAGTTGTAAAACTCAAGTTTTAACCCGCCCGCATACGAATTGTTTGCAGACGCCGTTCCGCTAATGCGACCATGGCGCTGAGTTCCACCCACTCCATCGGTATAGAGCTGAATCCATTCCGGAACTGTAAGGTTGCCGGTTAAAGTGTCACCAGCCTTGTTGACCGGCGTGTACCCAAGCTTGTCAGTAACCGCAGCGGCAGCCAGTTTGGCTGCAGTCAAAGCGCTATCGGCTACCTTAGAGGTAGTGACAGCACCGTCTTGCAGGTTGCCTGATTGAATAATCCCCTGATAAGGGGTGTTGCCGATCATTCCCATGGTCGGCTCCTTAGCTCAGGTACGAGACGATTGCATCAGCAGAAGTGCCGGCACTACCGTATGCGGTGATGGTGTCACCAGCCTCGAGCACAACCTTCTGATCGCCACCGACGATCACAATCGCACCGCCAGGAAGCACCGTGGCATCCTTCACAAGGAACGCCGAGGAGCCACCAGACTTGTTCAGCTTGGCTGATACGGTGATTGCAGTGCTGACAGTGTTTGCCAGCGAGAGACCAATCAGCGTAGCGGTATCGCCCCCACTCACCGTTGGGGTGATCGTGGAAGGGCTACCGGAAGTACCGATGTTGGGTGTTACTTGTGATTTGAATGCCATGATGTTTCCTTCTTAGCCCAAGGCAATAGCCATCGCAATGGCTTGGCTATCGACTTCTGCTTTGCTGTACACGCCCAGATTAGTCCGAGCCGTAGGTGCATCGGCTAAGTCGCTCAAGTTGGATGCCTTCGCCATCTTCTCTGTGTAGAGATTGTCGAAGTTGGCATCCACCTCAGCGTTCGTTAGCGGAGCACCTTTGGTTTGACGAAGCGTTGGTGCTGTCATCTCGTTCTCCTATTAGGAGACGGTCACAGTCCAAGTCACGGTCATCGAGTCACCGGCTTGTTTGTTCACCACTGGGAACACAGTACGGCAAGCCATCGTGCCAGCAGAGCTCGCATTGAAGATGCCGGCTTCAGTCACGGCACCAGTGCCAGTACCTGCGGGAAACGATGCTACGTAGGTGATCTGGTTGCCAGACACAGACGTGCTACCCAGACCTTGACGAGAGCCAGAGATGGCAGCTTGCAAGGTGGTATCAGCGTTGGCAGCAGCAGTAGTACCGGTGCCGAGCTCCATGTGAGACATGGCAGCAAGAGTGGTGTCCTTCATGCGGCTGACAATAAAGTTCAAGCCAGTCGAGACCACCAAGTTCTTGATGTCGATGTTTTCGCGTGTGCCGTCTGCTTTGTTCAGAACGATGCTGACTTCGCCTTTGGCTTTCAGGTTTTCGAGGATTTGTGACATGGTTTTTCCTTAAAAGGTTTGAGAGTTACCTACATAGACGCTACTGGTTGTCTCGGTGTAGCCGATCGGCCAGTAGTCAGTCCAAACAATCGAGCCAGACTCGCTCGTACTAGCCAAATCAGCTAGACCTTTCCCAGCGGTTTTAACCGTCAGGTCAGATTTTGTGAACGAGTCGCTGACCATCTTCTGGAACAGCATTGTCTCGTCGTCGTCAGCATTTGCATTGCCGAGAAAGTCATCGGTGGTTATAACCGTGTCGTTGAGTTTCTTTGTAAAAGCAAATGAATTGTACTCGGCAGTATTAGCGTCATCGCCAATGCCTTTGCCAGTATTTCGTGTGGCTGCATCCGAAGTCATCTTCGAATCGCTGAACACCTTGTCCGTGGCTTTGATTGCCAGGTCAGACTTGCCAAACGTGTCGGCAAGCGCTTTGCTCAGGCTGATCTGCGTGCTGTCGGACTTGGCCAAGAGATCGGCCAGGGGCTTGGAGAAGGTGACTCGAGCAGCATCAGCTGTGAGCGCCACTTCGCCCAGCGTCTTGCCGAACTGCATCGTCTCGTCGTCATCTGTATTGGCAGCACCAAAGAAGTCATCCGTGGTGTGCACCAGATCAGCAATGCCCTTAGTAAAGCTGATCGTCGGAAAGCCTTCTAGGACGTACTCTTCGCCAAAGTAGGAGAGCGCATAGGTGTCATAGAGATTGGGGCCATCGCCGTAGTACGCGCGGTCTGCAACCCCAAAGGCAAAACCAATGGCCAGCTGCTCAGTGGTGACGGCTTCGTCATCCAAAGGCTTGCTGGTATCAAACTCCAACATCTCGGTGGTCTGCGGCGCGTCTTCGACGCCCTTGCCCACCTCGATGAAATCAATCTGGTCTGTGGCAACACCGGCCAGATCTTCAAAACCCTTTTCAGCTTGGACTGAGACCTTGTCCACTTGTGTGAACGTCTCGGCCAAGCGCTTGCCAAACACCATGACTTCACCGTCATCGGTGGTGGCCACGGCATTGAACTCATCACCGGCATCCACACTGTCCGCCAACACCTTCTCAAGAGAAGTAGTACGGACTTCTGTGGTACCCAAGTTTTCTGTAAGACCTTTGTCTACTTCAAACGTCTGCTGCTCGCTGGAACCAACTGGATCAACAACGCGCTTGCCAGCCGTGACCCTGACCACATCTGCCACGGTCTGCTGCTCGACAGCCATGGCCTTGCTGAAGACCATGACCTGTTCGTCATCCAGGTTGGCCGTGCCCATGAAGTCGTCTGTGGCATCCACCACGTCTGCCAGTTGCTTGGCAATGGCAAAGCTCTTGGCTTCAGTGGTGTGCAGCGCTTCGATGGCACCCTTCTTGAAGAGCACGTAAGTGGTTTCGTCTGTGACCGTTTGGGTCTCGAGGAACCCCTTGTTGACACCCAGTGCGGCATGGTCTGCCACGACGTAGTGCTCAACGAAGAATTTGTTGAAGCCGACGTTGTCGACGGCCACAGCCAAGACGATGTAGACATACTCAAGGCTGGCTGCAGGGATGACGTGTTGAATCGCTGCCGTGAGCAAATTGCGCTCAGTAGCGTGGAGAGCATCTCCCGTTGACGTCAGAGCCACCGAAACACGGATGTGCTTTGGCTGGGCCGTTACCTGCAGCTGGCCCATTTAGAACTGCTCCCGCAGCTTGAACTTGACGACGTCGTAGACGGTCTGGACGGTGTTGTCTTCGAAGGTGATTTCGATCTCACCTTCGTAGTTCCCAGGCTCCTGGATCAGCGCTTCAGGGGTCCAGTTGATGACGCATCGGCCACCAGCACCAGGCGTGGCATAGGCACCAGCGAAGTCGATGGTGCCGTCATCCAAGAGTTTGCCTGGGATCTTCGAAGCCACGAGTGTGGCCAGGATTTCTGTGCTATCCGATTGCCGGAAGCGCAATCGCACGGTCGCCTGTGAGACGTTAATCGAGGCGCCGCTTTGATCATCGTTCAGGGACAGGACCAGCTGTGGTCGACTGTCGCCCTGAACCAGTTTGATTCGTTCGGTCATTTGCAGGTTCTCCGACTGTCTGGGCCCTATTGCCCAGGTCTAGGTGATGTCGGAAGTTCCTGCTTGATCAGTCATCCGTTACTTGGCCATTATTAGACCACACATTGAATCAAACCAATGGTTTTAGACAGGCGGTTGCTCGCCAACCGTGTAGATGGGTTTACGGTCTTCGATGGCACCAAACTCCACGAGTTTTGAATAAAGCAGCTGGAAGCGTGCTTGCTCGTCATCTGGTACCACGAGACCTGGAATAGGAAATTCTTGTGCAGGATCGTCGTTCTTGACAAAAATCAAGGTCTGCTCAGCAGTACCTGGGTAACCCACACGGAATGAAAACTTAGTCATAGTTGCTCCTGATGGCTGAAATACATGTTTGAGAGTCGATATTAGCTCGAGACGTCGTATAAGGAAACGTGCTGTTCTTAGTCAACTCGCCTGCATTGCCTTCAAGCGGCCCGATGATTCCAATCGATGGAATATAACCAGGGGGCAAGTTGTTAATCCCCAGGCTAAAGCTATAACCTTCGGTCTTCCATTCGGTGACTTCCTTGTAATAGCCTTCTTGATGCCTGAGCCAATCAAAAACAACCGACGTTGAATCGCTACTGATCTTGGCAACACCCCGATCAATCGTCCAGGTGGTGGTCTTCACATAACCAAAGACTTCAGCTACCACAATGGAAGTCACGTTTTCGCACACCTGAACAAACTGGTAGCTACAAGAATCAACCCATGAAGTCGTACAAACCGGAATACCTGGATAGCAATACGAAACGTCTCCAATCGTGTAGCACATGTCCGGGCCAGGCACGCAAGTCGTCACCGGTGACGGTGTGCAAACATACTGCAAAGTGTTTGTGCACACGTAGTCGGTGACTGCATAGCTGTAACCTGTGGCATAGACCCACCCACTTGACACTGAGCTCGCTGGCTTGACCGGTCCGCAGGTAAAACTCACCATGTCGGTACCGCTGGGTGTTGCCATAGAAGCAGCTGTCTCAGACATCGCTGCAATAGCTCGAGCATTCAGCAAGTTCTTGTAGGAATCAAAGACGGCCACGCCGTCCTTGTTCTGAACCACAAGACCGCTGCCGGTGTTCGACACCCCGGTGATCGGTGTGAACACCTGGATCGGGCAAGAGACTGTAGAAAGCACGCTTACCGTCCAAGCGCCAGCAGAGCCTTCAATGGCCAGAATGCCCGCTGACTGCCCAGCACCACACTTGGCAAACACCAAGGGATAAGCCGTGGTGGTCACCGAGTAGGTGTTGACGTTGCCGCTGCGGCTAGTAGGCGTGCGTTCCTGAACGAACTCGTAGCACTGCGAGTCGGAAGTAACCAGCAAGGAACCGTCGTCAGCTACAAAAAATGCGCCGTAATCCATATCACCTCACAAACACCAAGATGTTGCAGCGCACGTTCCCACCCGTTGCTGCTACCGTGATTTTCTTGTTGGCTTTGTCCAATGTGGTCGTCACCGTAGGAAACGTCGGCACCTTAGTAGCCGGCACGTTTTCACCCGGGGTGACAAAGGCCTTGACCCCGGTTGCAAACTCAAACGCCGGCGAGGTGTACTCCTGGGAGAAGTTGCCACCGCCATAGTCAATCCGGTCGATGTACGACATCCCTGTCGAGCTCGACTTGAGCCGGCCAAGATCAAAGCCGTAGCTCATGCGGAGAGATCTCCGATTTTCACTCGCAGCGTGCCAGCTGCGTCATAGATCTTGATGACCTTGTTGTTCATCTCCATGCGCGCGCCGGACGTGCCTGTCTTCACGTTGAAGTTGTTCAGGCCCGTCAAGTCGATGGAACCAATCTTGGCAGCCGTGATTGAGGCATTGGCAATGGCAGCGTTGTTGATGAACACCTCACCATTGGTGATGATGAAAGGCTTGCGCTTGTCAGTGCCGGTGCGGCCCACCCAGAAAGTGTCCACATCAAAGCCTGCTTCGACACTGGCTCCATTGTTGGCTAAGCCAAAGCCACCAATGAGACCGTTGGCTGTCAGCTTGACCGTGTACATCGCATTGACGGTATTGGTCACGTTGTCGATGCTAGTTTCAAGCGACTGCTGCAGCGACGCAAAGTTCTCTTCGGTTGCTACGGCAAGCGTGTTGATCGAACTTGCAAACGCCCCCTCGGCGTTTTGCCGAGCTGTTATTTCGTTGCTGATCAAGACGAACGACTGCTGAAGATCGTCCTGAACCAGTGCTAGAGCATCCCGAATGGACGCTTGTTCACCAGTGATCGTCCCATTGGTCAGGTCTTGGATCATCTTGTAGGCATCAGCCTTGTCGACCTGAGTCTTCATCTCGACCGACAACATGCCGTAGTCGATCTTAGTTGTCATCTGTTCGATGATCTGCTCAATGGTCGGACGCGGTAAAGCAGCGGCTGGACCATGTGGTGCACTCTCAGTCCCGTTGATCGAGACAAAAACCACCCAGTAATAGTGGGTCACGGCAATCTGGGTTGCCCAGTCAAACCGGTCAAAATACCGGTCACCTGATGCACTTGCAATCAGAAGCGCTGCGTTGAAGTTGTTCACGTAGCTGCGGTAGACCTTCGTGTACGACACCGCAAAAGCATTGGTGCCGGGCAAAGTCCAGTTGACTTCTACCCCACCAAACACCGGATACGCGGTGACGATCGAGTCTCCGCTGGGATCCCCAGGCAGAATTACCGTCCCAATGCCGGTACCGCAGGTATTGTCAGAACAAGTCATCAAGACACTCCAAAGACGAAAGTCTTCCCGATTTCCCTTAAACCAACCAAGAAAGAAACCATGAAAGCAGAATATTTAGCCCATTATCTCACCGACCGCGATGTTGCGAATTACGCTCGTCAGTCGTTTGCCACCTTGGCAGACAACTTTACCGATGCGCAAAACGACAATCTGGTTCGATTCCTAGCGCGCGGCATGGCCAGCGGCGACTGGGATGCCGTCATTGCAAACGTGATGAAGCTCAATGACGAAGAATCAGCCAAGGCTTTGGCAACTTACCTGCGCAAGATTCCTGAGCATTGGGTGCCCTTCGGTCACCCGCACATCACCTTGCGCATGAACGCCCCCATCCCTATCCGAGTCCAGTGTTTCAAGCACAAGGTCGGTTTCGTGGAATCGGAAGAGTCTCGCCGCTACATCTCTAGCCGCCCCGAGATCTACGTGCCAGACCACATCCGTGAGGCTGCAGCGTCGGTCAAGCAAGGCTCTGCCGGCGTGCATCCGAACAACGCCTACTGGATTTCCCGCTACTGGACCGAATGCAACAACATGATCGACACCTACGAGGAATCGATCAAAGACGGCGTTTGCCCAGAGCAAGCCCGATTCTTCCTTCCCCAGGGCTGTGAAGTCAATTGGGTCTGGACTGGCTCGCTTTTTGCATTTGCCAACTTCTACAACCAACGCTCGGACGCCCATGCTCAGAAAGAAGTCCAAGAATTGGCTGAACAGGTAAACCAAATCATTCAACCTTTATTCCCTGTTTCCTGGTCGGCTTTAACCCAGGGAAACTACTGAAAGGAATAGGCTGTAAACTCGCGTTCCCAATTCGATAAGACGCCCGTTCTGGGTGTCTTATAGAGCCAAGGTTTCCAGGTTTCCTGGTGGAGCTTTGGCTCTTTTTTTGTCCCAGGAGCAAAGTAGAAAGCATGAGCTAAATGCAAACACAACACCTTCCCACCCCCCTACAGGAGTACGTTCACAAGAGCCGATACGCCCGCTGGATTGAAGACAAGCAACGACGTGAGACTTGGGAGGAAACTGCCCAGCGATACGTCGACTACTTCTCCAACAAGTTCCCGCATTACCCTGCACAACAGGTCTACGACAGCATCGTCAGCGTGAAAACTATGCCTTCGATGCGAGCTCTGATGACTGCAGGCCCGGCTCTAGAACGTGACCCAATGGCTGGGTACAACTGTTCTTTCACAGCAATTGACGATGTCCGAGCATTCGACGACATCCTCTACATCCTGATGTGCGGCACTGGTGCCGGCTTCAGCGTGGAGCGTCAGTTCATCGCCAAGCTTCCAATCGTCGGCATCCAAGTCAGCTTTGATGAAGACGGCAAGCCTGTCGTTGGTTGCGTTGAAAAACTGCAGCCCGTCGACGTAACCATCGAGGTGCGCGACTCTAAAGGTGGCTGGTCATTGGCTCTTCGCCAATTGCTGAACCATCTCTATGCAGGTCACATCCCCAAGTGGGACATGAGCAAGATCCGCCCTGCCGGTGCAAAGCTCAAGACTTTTGGTGGTCGAGCCAGTGGCCCTCAGCCATTGATTGATCTTTTCAACTTCTGTGTCGAGACGTTCAAAGGTGCCGTGGGCCGCAAGCTCACCTCTATCGAATGTCATGACCTGGTCTGCAAGATCGCTGACATCGTGGTTGTGGGCGGTGTACGCCGCAGTGCATTGATCTCGTTGAGCAACCTCTCCGACGATCGCATGCGCGGTGCCAAGAACGGCCAGTGGTGGGTCATCGATCCACAACGTGCGCTGGCCAACAACTCAGCTGCCTACACAGAGCGCCCAGGCATGGAGCTCTTCATGAAGGAATGGCTGAGCTTGATCGAATCCAAGTCTGGTGAGCGCGGCATCTTCAACCGCCAAGCTGCCATCAACAAGGCCATCGAATCGGGACGCCGTGATCACACCAAGATCGTGGGCACCAATCCCTGTGCAGAGATCACCTTGCGCTCAGCCGGCGTGTGCAACTTGTCTGAAGTCGTCATCCGCAAGGAAGACACCTTGGACGATCTGCTCTACAAAGTTGAGATGGCCACCATCATTGGTACCTATCAGTCGATGCTGACCAACTTCCGTCACGTTCGTTCGATCTGGAAGAAAAACCAGGAAGAAGAACGCCTGCTCGGTGTGAGCTTGACCGGCATCATGGATCACCCAGTGCTGAGCCAAACCAATGGTGCAGCCACACAATGGCTGCGCTCCATGAAAGCGAAAGCCATTGCGGTAAACAAAGAGTGGGCCGCAAAGCTTGGCATCAACCAAGCCGCAGCAATCACTACAGTCAAGCCATCAGGCACTGTGTCTCAGTTGGTAGATTCAGCCTCTGGCATTCACCCACGCTACTCTGAGTACTACATCCGCACCGTCCGTGCCGACAAGAAAGACCCGCTTGCGCAACTCA